CTAAGTTTTACAACGTCAAGCGGTATATCAATGGGAAAAGCTATTGCAGCTGCGATAGTTTTCGGATAAAAGGAGTTTAGGAGAATAAAAAATGGCAGCACCAAATATAGTAAATGTCACAACGATTAACGGTAAATCAGCAGTAGCTGATTTAGGTACAACTTTAACAACAACTTTATTAACAGCAGCATCAGATCAGGTTAACAAAATTAATTTAATCAGAGTCACAAATGTGACTGATAGTGATGCAACAGTTACAATTGATTCAGAAGTTTCAGGAACACACAAAGAATTAGCTGATGAACTTACAGTTCCAGCTCACGCTTCAGTTGATGTAATAGATAAAAACTCATCTTTCTATTTACAAGAAACTGACCTTATCAGAGGCGGAGCATCAGCAGCATCAACACTAGTAGTCACGATATCATACGAACTGATAGACGACGCGTAGGAGGACTAACCGATGTCGGAAAGTTATCCTAGACGAGACCAAGCCCGAGGGATTTGGAAAATAAATGACATTACCAAAAATATAAAAGAAGATGGGACTTATCCTATCGATAGTCAATCACAAAATGCTTTATTTATAGGTGGTGCAACGCCATCAGTTGTTAATAATGTTGATCAAATAAGTATGGCTACTTCAGGTAATGCTACAGATTTTGGTGATATGATAACAGCAACAAAACATGCTGCCTGTGTTTCATCAGTAACAAGATGTATTACCATTGGTGGAAGTGCTCCTGGAGTAACTGATACAATGGAATATGTTCATTTTAAAAATCAAGGTAATTTTGCAGATTTTGGTAATTTAAGTGCTTCAACAAGTTTTTGTGGAGCATCAAGTAATCAAACAAGAGGTTTTAGACAAGGTGGTTCAACACCATCATATACAAATATCATTGAGTTTGTTGAGATGGCTACATTAGGTAATATGACAGATTTTGGTGACTTAACACAAACAGTACAAGAACCTGGTGGTGCTGCAAACTCTACAAGAGCATTAACTTTTGGTGGTTACAGACCTGCACCTGCTTATTGGCAAAATAGAATAGAATTTTTTGAAATATCTTCTTCAGGTGGCTCTACAGATTTTGGTGATCTCACAAAAACTAAAGGTTCAATGGGTAATAATAATTCATCTAAAACTATTGCATTTGCTTCAGGTGGTTATGAGAGTCCGAGTGATGATTATACAACTAATGTTGATAGAATTACAATAAATAGTTTAGGTAACGCTGTTGCTTTTGCAACTCTTGCAACTGCATCAGGTTATAATGCAAATGCATCTAATACAGTAAGATCCATTGTAGCTGGTGGTGGTGCCGCTTCTCCAGGAAGAACCAATAGAATAGAATTTAATTCTTTTCAATCAGGTGGATCAGGAACCGATTTTGGTGATTTAACCGCTGCAAGATCAGGAATTACTGGAGGTTCAAATGGTCATGGTGGTATAGAAACTTTTGTACCAAGAGCCCCAGAACTTTATTCACCAACAGGTAAAGTTGTATCAAGTGGAGCTGGTTCTGGAGATATAGGATTATTTTGGGGAGGTAATTCATCCCCTTCACATTCTAATGTAATTTCTTATGTACAAATATCCACGGATGGTAATGCATCTGATTTTGGAGATAATATAGTAACCAATCAAGGAAACATTGGAGCTTGTGGTGGTTTAACTAGAGGAATGGGTGGAGGAGGAGAGCCTGTAGGTACAAATGTTATATCATACGTAGAGTTTGCAACAAAAGGTAACGCAGCTGACTTTGGTGATCTAACAAGTGCAAGACAAGCTGATGGTGCTTTAGCTAATACTACAAGAGGTATTTGGTATGCAGGAAGAACGCCTAGTGCTGTAAACACAATTGATTATGTAACAATAGCTTCAGTTGGTAATGCAACAGATTTTGGTGATGCCACGGGAAGTAAATATGAAAACGCATGTTGTTCATCATCTACAAGAGGAATATCAGGTGGAGGAACACCTGGACCAATAAATGTAATAGAATATATTACTATAGGTTCAACAGGAAATGGTACAGATTTTGGTGATCTCACAGAGAGTAAACAAAGCTTAGGTTCGACATCCTCTACTACTAGAGGTGTTTTTATGGGTGGTTATACTGGTGGATCTCCAGGCATAACAAATGTCATAGAATACATCACAATTGCCTCAACAGGTAATGGTACAGATTTTGGTGATATGACAGCTGGAAGATATGATGGAGCTTGTTTAGGAAACTCAACAAGAGGATTATATGGTGGGGGATATACTGGATCAGTTGTTAATACAATTGACAAGATTACAATTGCCAGCACAGGAAATGCAACTGATTTTGGTGATATGTTAAACGCAAATAAATACCAATCTAATGGGACTTCTAACGGACACGGTGGACTTTAATAAGATTCTATAGTATAAAACTTACAACATGATCATATACATGCAACAATATAAAGGAGAAAAATATGTCATCTAAAGATCTAGTTATACAAAAACTATCAAACTCACCACTGGTTAAAAAAGAGTATAAACAAATGTTAACCAATATTAATACTAACTTACCAGCTATCAAACAATCAAGCTCAAACTTCTATAAATCACACTCACAGTTTATGGGTGTTATGTTAGATGTTACAGCAATCACACCTATCAGATCAGTCAAGCATACACTAGCTGAACTAGATAAAACTAGAATGGCCCTAGAAGAGGCACAACTTAAAATGATGAAGAAGGATATAGAGCTTCGTCAAAAAGAAAAAAGGCTTGAAGATGGAGACTTTAAGGACGAGTTAGAAAGAGAATTGTTAGAAACAGAGATTTTAGAGGTCAAAGTAAATATGGCCAATATACAAAATTCAGTATCTGGAGCTATTAGGAAGATGAACTTCTTTACTAATCAATACAAGAGTATCTTGAAGAAGTTAGGTAAAGATGATATCACGGAAGAGGAGTACGAAAAAGAAGAGTCTAGATATCATGTAATGACTTGCATGAAACAGGCTTTAAATGCTGCCCGTGCTAGAGGTGGAGTCATTGACGAAGGAAACTTGATTTATCTCTTCGATATGGGTATAAATAGTGCTCAGGCACAAGCTGAAATCTATGCCTATTTAGAAATGGAAAATAGGTTGATGAAAGAAGGCAAAGCGCCTACCCACGAAATGACCATGCAATGGTTAGAAGCGTGCGCTGATAAATTCTCAGGAGATGCAGAAAAATTTGCAGAGCGTAGAGGATTTAAGCTGTACGATGAAGAGTCGCTTAATACTAAACTGTTAGATAATAAGGAGAAACCAAATGGCAAACAAGATAGTTAAATATAAATTAGAAGGCGGAACAATTCCAACGTGGATAGATGACGGTGGATATTATCCTAATTCTGAAGAAGTTATGATCGGTGCAACAACGAATGGTTCAAGTGAAATTGGACTTGGTGAACTTGCAAGTGAAGCAGATGTAAAAACTTATTTAGATAGTTATACATCTTCTTGGACTGATACAGACAATGAAGGAAATGAAACACCATTCGATCAAACTGCAGCAGCTACACATATCTGGTCTAAAAAAATAGGTTAGTAAATGGCTAACTACCCGCAACTTGATAATTGTTCAGGAGTTTGGAACCTGCGTGAAGTCTATGACGCGGTAATGGGCGGGTATTGGCGTAATGCAGGAGCAAAAGGTATCATAGCTGGTGGAACAGCTGACAACAATACACCTATAAGCACCATACAACAAATTAATATGGGTTCGACTGGTAATGCATCAGACTTTGGTGACTTAACTGAAAGTAAAAAATTAGCTACATTTTTTTCCTCTTTTAATAGAGGCTTAGCTGCTGGTGGTGAAAACCCAAGCACTTCGAATGTTGTTTGTTATATTGAATATGCTACTCAAGGAAATGCTGCAGATTTTGGAGATTTAATAAGTGCTCAAAGGATGATTGGTAGTTGTGCCAATAGCACAAGAGGTTTAACTGCAGGTGGTGATGCTCCTGCTGATATAAATATTATCAACTATGTAACAATTGCATCTACAGGAAATCAAACAGATTTTGGAGATTTAACTGTGGCAAGAGATAGTCTCTCTGGTTTGTCTAGCCCAACTAGAGGACTTTTTGCTGGAGGACAACCCGCAACTAATGTTATAGATTTCGTAACTATAACTACTACAGGTAATGCAACTGACTTTGGAAATTTAACAGCTAACTCAGATGTTAGGGCAGGGTGTGGAGCTGCTAGTAGCACTATAGGTATATGGGGTCAAGGTTCTGCACACAACATGGATAAGGTTGTAATAGCCTCTGAAGGTAATGCAGTAGATTATGGTGATTTGTCTGTATCTCGTGCAAATGTTTCTGGAATGTCAAATTCTCATAGAGCTATATTTGGTGGCGGTAATGATTCAACAGCTTCTAATGTTATAGATTTTGTTTTAATTAATGTTGGAGGAACAGCAACTGATTTTGGAGATTTAACAACTAATGTAAATAGACAGATGGGTGGATCACAAGCACACGGTGGATTAAACGACGGGTATCAAGGAACAAGACCAGAAGTATTTAATGATGCTGGTGGGGATTTAGGAGTACAGTTTGCAGGAAGCACACCGTCAGCAACACAAGACATAGGTTTTTTAACAATATCAACAACTGGAAATCAACAAAGTTTTGGTAATTTAAGTCAAACATCTTCACAAGGCGCTGCAGTTGGAAGTAAAACAAGAGGTGCACAAGCAATAGGTCTTAACCCATCAGTAGTAAATAGTATAGAATATATAGAATTTGCAACAAAAGGTAATGGGGCAGATTTTGGAGATTTAACCGTAGCAAGAAGAGTGCTTGGTGGTAAAAATAATAATACTAGAGGTGTATTTTTTGGTGGTAAAGATCCATCTTTTAAAAACACTATAGACTATATAACTATTTCTACTCTTGGTAATGCAGCAGATTTTGGAGATGCCCTAACTGCTTATCAAGGAGGTACAAGTGGTTTAAACAGTAATACAAGAGGATTAAGAGCAGGAGGAAGAGATCCAAGTGGCTCTCCATACACTAATGTAACAGGATACATAACTTTTTCTACAACTGGTAATGAAACAGATTTTGGTGATTTAACTGTTGCAAGACAAACTGCAGGAGGTGTTTCATCATCAGTGAGAGCATGTGTTATGGGTGGTGAAAATTCTACACCAGCAGATGTAAATACAATTGATTATTTTACAATTGCAACAATTGGCAATGCAACAGACTTTGGCGATCTTACTGCAGCTAGGTCAAAAAATTTAGGAAATAGTAATTCTGTTAGAGGTTTAAGTTGTGGTGGTAGAACACCTACTGTAGTTAATAATATTGATTTTATTACTATAGCATCAACTGGAGATGCAACAGACTATGGTGATTTAATATCTGTTAAGATGGATTTTGGTTCAACAGGAAATGGACATGGAGGATTAGTCGGTGGCTAGGTCAACAACATTTAAAATAAACATAACTGTAGTTAATCCAGGTTCTGGAAATAAATATTATTATGATGGTATACTTGTGCCGTACATAACTTTAAATCCTGGTTGCACGTATGAGTTTAACCAAGACGATAGCACTAACGGTGGACACCCATTAAGATTTTCTACAACATCAGATGGTTCGCATGGGGGAGGAAGTGAGTATACCACTGGAGTGACCACATCTGGTACACCAGGTTCTGCAACAGCTTTTACAAAAATAGAAGTAACAAGTTCAACACCTTTTGTCTTATATACTTATTGCACTCAACACAGTGGAATGGGAGGTTACATTAATATACCAGATAATATTCCAGCTGCAGGAAGTGGTGACATAGGACTTTTTATGGGTGGTAGTACGCCATCAAATTCAAATGTGATGGATTTTGTTAATATATCAGTAAGTAGTAATGCAACTGATTATGGAGATTTAGTTGCTGCAGCACAGGCAGGATCAGCACTTTGTGATGGAGTATCAGCTTATTACGCTGCTGGAGATAGTGATACTAACGGATTAGAAAAAATTAATTTAGCAACAAGAGGAAACTCTGCAAGTTCAACTGATATAGAAACTAGTGCATATGGTAGAGGTCCTGCACAAGATAAAATAAGAGGAATTTTAGGGGGTGGATATCCAGGCTCTAGTGCAACAAATGCAATTAGTTTTTTTAATTTTAAAACAACAGCTACTGGTGCTGATTTTGGAGATTTAACAGTTGCAAGATTTGGTGTTGGTGGTTGCTCAAGTCCAACTAGAGGTTTATTTGTAGGTGGTGAAGGAACGAGTGGAAGCTCTGATAGAAAAAATACAATTGATTATGTAACAATAGCAAGTAAAGGCAACGCTGTAGATTTTGGAGACTATACACAGAGTGCAGAATTTGTGGTATCCGCTAGTTCATCTACTAGAGGTTTGATGGCAGGTGGACAAGGAAATTCTCCTGGTCCTTACAATGATGATATTCGTTACGTAACTATTTCATCCACAGGAGATACTACTGATTTTGGAAACTTAGTGTCTGCTAAAGGTGGTATGGGTGGTGTAACAAATAATACAAAATGTATATTTGGTGGTGGTGGAACACCATCACAAACTGCTGTGATAGATGTAATAACTATTGCATCTACTGGTGATGCAGCTGACTTTGGAGATTTGACAACTGCAAGAAGCAGAGTTAATGCTACGGGTAATGGAATTGGAGGATTACAATAATGTCTAATTCAGGAAAAATTTGGGACGTACGAGAATCTTATAAAAAACAAAGAGCTAATGCTTGGTCTAAAGGACAGCTAGGTTTATTTTCAGGTGGATCAACTCCCAGTGAAATTGCTACAATACAATCAGTAATACCAGCAACAGCAGGTAACACTGTGGACTTTGGAGATTTACACGCAACAGAGTCAAACCACTCAGGGTTTGGTAATTTTACAAGAGCCATTTTTGGAGGCGGTGAACCTTTAACAAATAATTTAGAATATGTAGAATTTGCAACAAAAGGTAATGCAGCTGATTTTGGTGACATGACTCTTGCAAGGGCTGCAATGGGCGCTAGTTCAAATAATACTAGAGGATTAATAGCAGGGGGAGAGACACCTGGTTTTGGAAACAATATAGATGTTGTTAGCATAAATAGTTTAGGCAACGCTGTAGACTTTGGAGATCTTACAGTTGCAAGATCTTCGTTAGCCACAGGAGAAACATCTTCTCCAACAAGAGCTTTATTTGGTGGTGGAATAACACCATCTGCACAAGATGTAATAGATTTTGTCACTATGGCCACAGCGGGTAATGCTACAGATTTTGGAAATTTAACAGTTGCTAGAGGATCTGGTTCTGCTTCAGCTTCTTCTACTAAAGCTGTTTTCTTTGGTGGAGGAAATCCAGATGCTACAACAAACGTAATAGATTTTGTAGAGATAGCTTCTACAGGTAACGCAACTGATTTTGGTGATTTAACTCAATCAAGAACAAGAACTGCAGGAGTTGGAAATAGTTTACGAGGTTTATGTGGAGGTGGAGAAAATGAACCTAATATTTATAACATAATAGATTTTGTTACTATATCTACAGCAGGAAATGCTGCTGACTTTGGAGATATGCTCACGCAAAATAGATTATCGGCATCAGCTTCAAATGGTCATGGTGGTATAGAAATTGGTGAACTACAACGTCCATCAGTAACCTATATGCCTGGATCAGGGAGAGCATTAGCGATGTGTGGAACAACTCCAACATCAAATAGAATTGATGTAATATTTATACCAACATCAGGGGCAGCCTCTGATTTTGGAGATACGATCGCTGCTACAAGATATGTTAGTGGTGCCTCTTCTAAAATTAGTGCTATGTATGCAGGTGGAAGCACTCCAACTCTTACAGGCACAATTGGACAAACTTTATTTTCTACTTCTGGAAATTCTTCTGATTTTGGTGACCTTACTGTATCAAGACAATCTATGGCATCAAGTCAAGCTGGATCAACTACACGAGGTTTATTTAAAGGTGGTATAACTCCCTCTGGTGTAAACACAATTGATTACATTACTCTTGCTACTGCTGGAAATGCTACAGATTTTGGAGATGCAACTTCTACAGCCATGTATGCAGCTTCAGCATTAAGTTCACCAGTTAGAGGAATTTTTGCTAGTGGTGCTTACTTAGGTAGTGGCTCAGTTGTAGCTATAGATTATGTAACGATTGCCTCTACTGGAAATGCACAAGATTTTGGAGACTGTACAACCACAAGAGGTTATTCTTCAGGTGCTGCTAGTTCCACAAGAGGTCTTGTTCTAGGTGGAGCAACACCATCAGCAACAGCTACTATAGATTATATAACTATTGATACTACAGGTAACGCCTCAGATTTTGGAGATTTATCAGTTGCAAGGACAGGCTCTTCTGGAACAAGTAATAATATTAGAGGTATGGCTATTGCAGGTAGAACACCGTCAATAACTGCATCAATTGATTTTGTTACAATTGCAAGTTTAGGAAATGGCACAGATTATGGGGATTTAAGTCTAGCTCGTGAACACCCTGCAACAGGATCAGACTCACATGGGGGTTTACAGAGTTCTTAGAATAATGTAATATCCTATATATGAAAGAAGAATTGTTACAATTATTTCCAACACCATTATTGATAGTGCCATACAAACAACCCATTGATAAAGAGTTGGCATATTTAAAAACTATTAGTTACCGTGAACAGAAATCTAATGGTAACTTTAGGTCTGATGATTCTTATTTGTTACGTAAAGAAGAATTTAAAAATATAAAAAATTTTTTAAAAGAATCTGTAGATAAATTTACAACAAATGTTTTAAATACAAAACAAAGATTAGTTATTACACAGTGTTGGGCTAATAGAAATCCAAAAGGTTCTAAACATCATGAACACGTTCATCCTAACAGTATTATATCTGGTGTGATGTATTTTCAAATAAACGAAAAACTACCGCCTATATCTTTTGCTAAAGATAGACAAGATGGCATGAAACTAGATCCTATAGAATATAATTATTTAAACTCAGAATCTTTTATACTACCTTGCAAACCAGGTGAATTAATATTATTTCCATCTTCATTGAAACATAGCGTGCCAATTAACATGAGTGAAGAAGATAGAATAAGTGTATCATTCAATACATTTTGTATTGACGCTATAGGATCAGAACAGTCACTAACTCATTTAGACATAAGGAGGTTAATGAATGAGCACAATTAAAAGTTATATATATGTAGAAAATCACATACCAAAGGAAGTATGTAAACAGTTAATAGATGAGTGTAACAAAGGTATTTGGCAAAAACATACTTGGAACAATTACGCTACTGGTGAGTCATCATCTGAACAAACAAAAGAATTAGATGTAATGAACTGCACAAAAGAACAACAAACAAAGATAACACCTTATCTTGTTAAAGCATTAGATGAATATCAAAAAAAGCATAGTGTACCAGGGCACAAGACTCAAGGACCATGGCTAAGTAAATTTAGTCCTATACGTTTTAATAGGTATCCTGTAGGAACTATGATGAGAGAGCATTATGATCATATACACAGTATATTTGATGGCCAAATGAAAGGAGTGCCTTTAGTATCCATTGTAGCTAATCTAAACGATGACTATGAGGGTTCTGAATTCTATTGCAGAGGAGAGAAAATTGAGTTAAAAACGGGTGATATACTGTTATTTCCGTCTAATTTTATGTATCCGCATGAAGTTAGAGAGACAACAAAAGGCACGCGATACTCATTTGTAAGCTGGGCCTTTTAAGATATGATGAGGTTATATGCTACAAAAAATAGGTTTTCAGCCTGGAATTAATAAACAAGTTACAGCCACTGGAGCAGAACAACAGTGGATAGACTGTGATAATGTTAGGTTTAGATATGGTACACCTGAAAAGATAGGTGGCTGGAAACAACTTGGCGATGATAAACTAACTGGTGCAGGCAGAGGTCTTCATCATTTCGTAAATAGTAAAGCTAGAAAGTATGCAATCATTGGAACAAACAGAATTTTATATGCATACTCAGGTGGTGTATTCTATGACATACACCCAATTAAATCTACAAATACGCTTACAAGTGCATTTACCACGACCAACGGATCAGCTGTTGTTACAATAACTTTTAGTGGATCTCATAGCATAAACGAAAATGACATAATATTATTAGATAGTTTTTCAGCTATAACTAACTCTAATTTTGCAGCAGCAGATTTTAACGATAAAAAATTTATGGTAACTAGTGTACCAACAAGCACAACCATTACTATAACAATGCCATCAAATGAATCAGGATCAGGTGCTACAACATCTGGTGGTATTAGAGTGCAACACTACTATCCTGTAGGTCCAGCAGTGCAGGCAAAAGGTTTTGGTTGGTCGTTAGGATCTTGGGGTGGAGAAGTTGCAGGTGAACCCACAACGACATTAACAAATGGTATTACTGATACTGCCACATCAGGAATCATATTAGGTGATGTATCACAGTTTCCAGATAGTGGTACAAACTTTATAAAAATAGACAATGAAGAAATATCTTACACAGGTATATCTGGTAACGAACTTACAGGTGTAACTAGAGAAGTTAGAGGTACAACAAAAGCTGCACACAGCGGTGGAGCAACTGTAACTAGCACAACTAATTTTGTAGCGTGGGGTGAAGCAGCATCAGGAGACTTAGTATTAGAACCAGGTATGTGGTCACTAGATAATTTTGGTGACAAAGCTATTTGTTTAATTCATGATAGTGCTGTATTCGAGTGGAACTCTGCAGCAACAAATGCAACAGATAATAGAGCAACAATTATAACTGGTGCACCAACAGCATCGAGACATATGTTAGTATCTACACCCGATCGTCACTTAGTGTTCTTTGGAACAGAAACAACTATTGGAACTCCCACAACACAAGATGATATGTTTGTTAGATTTTCAGACCAAGAAGATATAAATACTTATACACCCACAGCAACTAATACAGCAGGCACACAAAGACTGGCTGACGGATCACAGATCAGAGGAGCAATCAGAGGTAGAGATGCAATCTATGTTTGGACTGATACAGCGTTATTCACACAACGTTTTGTCGGTCAACCTTTTACCTTTGCGTTTGCACAAGTTGGAACTAACTGTGGACTTGTTGGACAAAATGCATGTGTAGAAGTAGATGGTTCTGCATACTGGATGTCTGAAAATGGTTTCTTTAGATATGCTGGTAAACTAGAATCACTACCATGTTTAGTAGAAGATTTTGTATATGATGATATAAATTTAGAATCTGGTAATCAAATGGTATCTGCTGGATTAAACAATCTCTTTGGTGAAGTCATATGGTTCTATCCAACTTCCTCATCTTCTGTCGTAAACAG